ATAAAGAGTTTAGAAGTACAAGCGCAGCTTCTATTGCATTAGGTAAAAATAGAGATTATGTAAGAAAGGTGTTATTAAATAAACTACCTAATAAATACAATATACAACAAATAAAATAAATTCTGTTTATATATTATTGATTAAACAATCTTTTTCAATTATGGACAAAAGAAAAAATAATGGTGGCGCAAGACAAGGCGCAGGTAGAAAACCAAAGGCACAGGAACAAAAGCTAATAGAACGCTTAGACGCTATAATAGACAAAGACGAAGCATTGGCAAAATTAGGAGAGTTGGTAGCTAAAGGCGATATGAGAGCAGTACAACTGTATTTAAGTTATCGTTATGGCAAACCAAAGGAAAGCGTAGACATAAACAGTTCAGAGGGCTTAAACATCAATTTTAGAGATTTAATTAAATTCGTAGACTAACGATTGATTAACGTACATAGCAAATACAAAACTATTGTAGGCGAAAACAGTAGATACTACATAGTAAGTGGTGGGCGTGGGTCTGGTAAGTCATTTTCAGTAAACGCCCTTTTGGTAATGCTAACATACGAAGCAGGACACACAATACTATTTACACGCTATACCCTAACCTCTGCATACATATCCATTATACCTGAATTTATAGACAAGTTAGAACTGTTTGGATTTACACAACACTTCCATATAACTAAGGACGAAATAATAAACAAACAGACAGGAAGTAAAATAATATTCAGAGGTATAAAAACATCAAGTGGCGACCAAACCGCAAACCTAAAATCATTACAGGGCATTACAACTTGGGTGGTTGATGAAGCAGAGGAACTAACAGACGAACAGAAGTTTGACACTATTGACTTGTCGGTAAGACAACAAGGCAAACAAAACAGAGTTATCTTAATATTAAACCCAACTACAAAAGAGCATTTTATATACAAACGTTTCTTTGAGGATAGAGGGGTACAAGAGGGTAGCAATATAACCAAAGGCAATACAACCTACATACATACCACATACTTAGACAACATAGACAACCTCTCTAAAAGCTACATAGAGCAGATAGAACAAATGCGACAACGTAGACCTGAGAAGTACAAACAACAAATGTTAGGTGCGTGGTTAAACAAAGCAGAGGGTGTTATATTTAATAATTGGACAATAGGCGAGTTTAAGCGTAAAGGTGTATCCGTATGGGGACAGGATTACGGATTTGCAGCAGACCCAACAACACTAATAGAAACAAACATAGATACAAGCACTAAAACAATATATCTAAGGGAATGCGTGTACCTACCAAGACTAACCACATCACAAATAGCTGAACTGAATTTAAAACACGCAAGAGATGGTTTAATAATAGGGGATAGTGCAGAGCCACGATTAATCACAGAAATAAAAGCAAAGGGGTGCAATGTAAAGCCATCAATTAAAGGGCAGGGGAGTGTAACGTATGGTATATCTCTTTTGCAAGATTACGACCTTGTTGTAAGTTCAGATAGTACAAACCTCATCAAAGAACTAAATAACTATCGTTGGTTAGAACGCAAATCAAATACACCAATAGACAAATACAACCACTTAATAGATGCGGTTAGGTATGCAGTAGGTTATCAATTACAAAACCCAAATAGAGGTAAGTATATTGTTCACTAAAATTATTTAAAAACGTTTATATATTAATAACAACAAGTATATGAATGTTAATTTAAGAATACCGACAACCCTAAACGAGATAACCTTAGGACAGTATCAAGAATATGCAAAGTTAGAAGGACTAAGCGAAACAGACCTACAACTAAAGACCATTGAGATATTTTGCAACGTGCCACCAATAGTAGTGCGCAATATGAAAGCTACAGACATAGTAGAGATATGTAGTATCATTAGTGGTATGTTCGATACTAAGCACCAACTAATATCAATGTTTAAATTAAACGGTGTTGAGTATGGGTTTATACCATCGCTTGAAGATATGAGTTTTGGCGAGTATGTGGACTTAGATACCTTTATTGGCGATAACGATAATTTGCATAGAGCAGTAAACGTACTATACAGACCAATAGAACACAGACAGGGCAATAGATACACGATAAAAGAGTATGACCCTAACACAAGCGAAATAGCAAAGGATATGCCTTTAGATGCTGTACTTGGTGCGGTTGTTTTTTTTTACAATTTAGGCAAGGACTTATCGATAGCTATGCTGAACTGTTTGGACAAGAAGAACGAGCAGACCTTAGCGGAGTATCTAACTTCAATGCCAAATGGGGGTGGTACAATTCAATCTATGGACTATCTAACGGAGATGTTACAAAATTTGAACATATCACTAAATTAGGAGTACACGAATGTTTGACATTTCTAACATACACTAAAGAAAAAAACGAAATAGAGGCAAGACAAATAAAAAGTAAATTTAACAGATGAGCCAAACAGGAATAAGAGGATTTTACCTACTAACAGAAACGATTAAAGACCAATTACTTGGCGATGTAAATGTAAACACCGTTACAACAGGCGATATATACGACATAGATTTAGCTAAGCAAAGTATATTCCCACTTAGTCATATAATCATAAACAACGTCACAACACAGGAACAGGTACTAACGTTTAACATTAGTATTTTGGCTATGGACATAGTTGATGAGAGCAAAGAAGCTACAACGGATATATTCAGAGGGAACAACAACGAACAAGACATACTAAACACACAATTAGCTGTATTAAACAAATTAGTGATGGTGCTTAGAAAAGGCACACTATATAGCGACCAATACCAATTAGATGGCGATGCAACATTAGAGCCATTTTACGAGAGGTTTGATAATCGTTTAGCTGGGTGGAGTGCAACGTTTAATGTGTTTGTTAAGAACGATATTGATATATGTTAGCAGATAAGTATTTAAGAGATGAACTAAATAAGTTTGCTAAGTACGTTATACAACAAAGCCGAAGCAACTTAACTAAGGGCAAAAAAAACGCTTCTAAGGAACTTTATAATAGTTTAGGGTACGATATATCACAAAAAGGCGATACAACGTCTATGGCGTTTAAAATGGCTGATTATGGTACATTCCAAGATAGAGGGGTAAGCGGAACAGAAAAGAAATACAACACACCTTATTCCTATACAACTAAAATGCCACCAAGAAAAGCATTTGACAAATGGATAGTCAGAAAGGGTATTGCACCAAGAGGCAAAGGCGGTAAGTTTTTAAGCAGACAAAGTTTACAATATTTAATAGCAAGAGCAGTATATAAGAAAGGAATAAAACCGAGTTTGTTTTTTACAAAGCCATTTGAAGCAGCGTTTAAGCGTTTGCCAGATGATTTAGTAGAAGCGTACTCAATAGGATTAGAGAAACAAATACAACTGAATATAAAGAAATGAAAATAAACGCAAGAAGCCCATACTACATAAACATAAGTGCTACCAACTTAACACAGGTAGATATGGAACTATATGTATACACAGGAACGCAAACAACCGATAGAAGCAATTTGTTTACATTAACTTCATTTGCTATAAGCGGAAATGTAACGTTTGAAATTGGCGAGATAGTTAGAGATTATATACTACAAACTTTTGATGGCGATTATGCAACCGCTAATGTATGGGTTGATTATAGAACTACAAGCTATATACAAGGCGTAGCACAAACACCAACAGCATATACACAATTAGTTGGCTTTGATGGTTATGGGTATTATGAGGACGATGCAAACCCCCAGAATGATAGTGGGTTATTACAAAGTAATTACAAAATAGTAAAGTTAGACGATGCACCTGCAACAATTCCTGTAGATACTTCAAAGACCACACAAGTAACATACGAACTTGATGGCGAATTAGTATACACTAAAGCTGTATCAAGCAGTACAGTAAGTACAACGCAAGTTGAGTACGTTACAAATACTATAAATGGCTCTGATGAATTTGAGAACAGAGTTATACAAGATGGCGGTACGTTTGAGGGTAGCCCTTGTTTAAAACAGTTTGCTAATGATTTTACCTTATTTGACTTTGACACTATTTATGTAGACACTACTGATGGTGTTATTAAGCTAACTGTAGACAATATAGAGGAATGTAAATACCAACCTTATAAAGTAACGTTTGTAAATAAGTTCGGTGCATTACAAGACTTGTGGTTTTTCAAAAGAACAAACGAGGTGCTAACAACTAAAAAGGAAGATTTTAAGCGTAATATAATTGTTAATGGTGCTTATGATACAAGTAGACACCAACAGAAAATATTAACTAAGAACGGAACAGAAAAACTAACACTAAACACAGGGTTTTATCCAGAGGTTTATAACGAGGTATTTAAACAAATGCAGTTAAGCGAAGATTGTTGGATAGAGATAGAAAACAAAACACTTCCTATAAATGTAGCAAGTAGCAGTTTAAATTACAAAACACACTTAAACGACAAGCTAATAAATTACACAATACAAATAGACTTTGCGTTTGACACGATAAACAACATACGTTAATGCAAATAATAGAACTATATATAAAAGGGTTTAATGTAGTAAGGGGTTCTGCTAAAAGTTTTGCCACTAACAAATTAATTGACACAAGTAGTAATTTTACAGAATTAGGTGTTATAGTTGGCGATTTAGTTACAAACCAAAGAACACAGGAAACAGCGACAGTAACAGCTATTGATAGTGATACTCAACTAAGTTTATCTGCTGATATTTTTGTTAGCCCAAACCCAGATTTATACAGAATTGAAAGCGATTATTTTAGAGCAGATTTATTTGAGGACGAAAGTGTATCTATTACAGATAGTGTTTTAAACGTAAGAGATATAGGTAAAGTGTTTACACCCTTTAGCCAACAATTTAATTTACCTGCGTCTAAACTAAACAACAAGCTATTTAGACATTACGAAAACTTTGACATTGAAAACAGTTTTGATGCAAGGTTTAGACACGATGCTATAATAAAGCTAAACGGAATAGACTACAAAAAAGGTAAGATACAATTTAAAAGCGTATCATTAAAAGACAATAAACCACACGCATACAAAGTAGTGTTTTTTGGCGATGCAGTAGAATTAAAAGAGGTGTTAGGGGAAACAACCTTGTCTGGTCTTAATTATGATAGTTCATTAAATTTTGAATACACACAAGCAAACATTGAAAATCTTTTTACCGCATCAGATAGTTCAATAAATAGTACATTTGGTAGTACAGATATACTTGTGCCTAATATCCAACATAGTAAAAATATGCGCTACACAAACACAGGATATAAGGACAATATAACAGACACAGGGCTTATTTGGACAGATTTAAAACCTGCAATTAGATGTAGAGCAATTATAGATGCAATAACCAACACCTATCCACAATTAAATTTTACAGGGTTTTTTAATTCAGAGCCATTTAGCAATGTATATATGTGGGTGCATAGAAACGAGGGTTATGTTACAAATGCGGTAGAGGGGAACGATACTTTTATAGTTAGAAACCGATGGCGACACCAAACAGATGACCCATTAGACTACACGCACACAAGTACAACCCCATCAAGTTTTGGCGATGTTAGAACGCAGTATATTCAACCGCCAGGTTGGAAATTTAAGTATAGAGCAACAGTAAATGTTTTTACAAGCCAAACAGAGCCATATACAGTAAGAATTTTAAAAGGCAGTACAGGATATGTTTATCAAAGTTTTAATCACGAAAATGGTGGGAATACTGTAACGTTTACAGATATTACATACGACTTAACACCAGGTGGTGCATTAGACCTTATTATTGAGGTTGAGAGTAATAACACAATTACAATGACCCAAACCTTAACAATACAGAAATATTCTGGTGCTATTCCTAACACTTATAACACGCTTGTATATACAGCTAACTATACACCAACAAACAACCAACCAGATAAAACTTTCTACATTGATAAACAAATGCCAGATATGAAAGTTATGGACTTTTTAAGTGGCTTGTTTAAAATGTTTAATTTGTTGGTTTTTAAAGATGGCAACAATATAGATATACAATTAGCAAGTGTTTTTATGAGAGGTGGTACTTCTTATGACATAACTAAATATGTTGATATGGCTTCTTCTAACGTTGAGAGGTTATTTCAGTATAAAGAAATGGATTTTAGTTTTAAAAGCAAAAAATCATTTTTAGTACAGTTTTCAGACGAAATACAAGGTATACCTTTTTCACAAGAAAGCTATGGCGATAACGAATGGGACGGAAGGGTTTATAAAGTAGAAGTACCATTTGAGAAGATGATGTATGAACGTTTAAGCAACGAAGATACAGGCGCACAAACATATATTGGACAAGGTGCGATGTTAGATAAAAAGTTTGAGCCGACAATAGGAGAGCCATTGTTGTTGGCTATACATTACGAAGAAAACACAAATAACGAACTAACAATAGGTGGAATTGCACCAACTCGCTATCGTAGACCCTCAAATATGACTACTTTTAATTGGGGTTGGAATAATAGAATGCAACTTAATTTTGGTTTAGAAGCTGATGAGTGGTTAGGCGAAATGCCATTAGCACAAACATCTTCAAATTTATTTGAAGCGGGGTATTTAGATTATACAGAAACTGTTTTTGATAGAAAGGCAAGACTTTATAAAGTTAGTGCATATTTACCACTAAGCATTATCACACAATACAAACTAAATGACAAATTTGTAATTAACAATACTTCCTTTAGAATTAATAAAATAAAAACAAATCTATTAACAAATAAAACAGATTTAGAGTTATACAATAAAGAAGAATTTGTAAGTAATTTAGCAAATGGACAAGTAGCGTATTTAGATAGGGTTGCAAACGTACAAACCCCAACAATAGGTGCTAATGCAATAGATTTATCTTGGGATAGTGTAAGTGGTGCAAATGGTTATGCTGTTTATGTTAATGGTGGTTTATTAGGTGTAGCGGTATTAACATCAGTAAAAATAACACCTTTAGAGCCAGATACTACTTATGAAATTGGGGTAAGCGCAAGGTTTGATGTAGATGGAAACGACCTTTATTCATTACCAACAACATTAACTGTAACAACATTACCACCACCTGTTGCACTTGCAGAAGATGGCGACACATTAATAACAGAGGTTGGCGATACAATAATATTAGAATAATGATAAGATTAATTTTAGACAGCTTAAAATACGCAAACGGAGAAACGGAAAATATCCGCATAGCACAGGGTAAACACAAACTACCTACAACACTAAAAGAGGGTTACAAAGCACTTAAACGAGAAATAAAATGGCAATAGAAAAAACAGTAGAAATAAAAGTTGATAGTAAACAAGCAGAAAAAAATCTTAAAGAAATAAACTCAACTATTGACGACCAAAGAGCAATATTGGTATTGTTAGAGGAAGAATATATAAAAGCAAAAAAAGCCCTTGATGATTATACAAAGTCTGGAAAAGTAAATCTTGCGCAAGAAAAACAATTAAAACAAGCAGTATCCGAACGTAAAGACGCATTAACTGACCAACGTTTAGGATTGAAAAAATTAGCTGTTGAACAAAGAGCAGCTACAACTTCTGTTAAAGATTATAGAAAAGAGCAAAAAGAAAATACTAACATTGTAAGGGCTATTGATAAACTTACAGGGGGTTTTGCCACAAAAATAATAAAACTAACAAAGGGGTTTAAATCAAGTTTAAAAGGAATAAAAGGTTTTGTCGGTGGCTTAAGTGGTGTAAAAAAAGCACTAATCGGAACAGGTATTGGGGCATTAGTTGTTTTAGTTGGAACACTTGTAGCAAACTTTGATAAAATAAAAGAAAGTCTTTTTGGTATATCTAAGGAAACTAAAAACACAGTAAAATCTGCTGAAAAAACTGCATCAGCTTCTCAAGAACAATTAGATGCTTTAAATTCAAGTGAAAATATTTTAAGGGCGCAAGGAAAAAGTGAAAAACAAATAAGAGATTTAAAAAAACAACAAACAGATGAAACAATTACAGCCCTTGAAGCACAATTAGAAGCGCAAAAAACTGTTAGACAATCACAAATAGACACTGCAAAAAGAAACAAAACAATCCTTGAGGGAATTTTAAATTTTATAACAGCACCTTTAAAATTATTAACTAAAAGCATAGACAGTATTGGTGCAAAGTTTGGTAAAGATTTTGGTTTAACGGAAAGCATTGAAAGTTTTAATGAAGCTGTTGCAGGAAAATTATTTAGTGGAATAGACGAAGAAGGCGATGAAGCTATAAAAGAAACAGAAAAACAACTTTTAAAATTAAAAAATGCAAGGGCTAATTTTGAATTACAAGATAAAAAGGACAACGAGAATAAAGCAAAAGAAAAAAGAGATAAAGAGTTAAAAGATGCACAAGAACTTGAGGATTTAAAAAACAGAATAAGAGAAGCAAGTGCTAATAAAGAAGATGAAAGAAGGGCATTAGAATTACAAAAAATAAAAGAAGAAAACCAAAAACTAATAGATGAAGCAAAAGCTAAAGGTTTATTAACAGAAGAATTGCAAACATCTTTAAATGAAAGATTAGCAGCTAAACAAGCGGAATTTGATGAAATTGACAGACAAAGAAGAGAAGAAAAAAACGCTAAACAATTAGAAGAAACTAAACTACTAAACGAACAACTCGCTACAGCAGAAACAAATTTACAACAAGCTAAAGCCAATGCAATACAAGGTGGTTTACAAGTTATAGGGACTTTAGCAGGAAAGTCTAAAGCAGTGGCTAAAACATTATTAGTTGTAGAAAAAGGTTTAGCAATAGCGCAAGTTATTTCAAATGCTGCGAGGGCGATTGCACAAGCGAAAGCAAATTTGGCTGCCACACCTGCTGTTATTGGTTTAGTACCAAACCCTGCTTATGTAATACAAGCAGCCGCAACTGCTAAAGGCATATTATCAACTAAATTAACCGCAGCCACGTCAGTTGCAACTATTGCTGCACAGGCAATAGCAGGATTAGGCGGTGGCGGTGGTGGTGGCGGTGCAAGTGTTGGTGGCTTAGGCGGTGGTGCTTCAGCTGAAACACAACCCCCACAATTCAATATTGTAGGTGCAACAGAAACAAGCCAATTAGCGGAAGCGGTAGCAGGACAAACACAAGAGCCAGTACAAGCGTATGTTGTAGCTAATGACGTAACAACCGCACAAAGTTTAGAAAACAATATTGTTGAGGGTGCGACCCTATAAATACAAAAATAATTAAAAAACATTATATAATAATATGCGAATAGTAGAACTAATTTTAGACGAAGAACAAGAAATAGGTATTGAAGCTATTAGCGTAGTGGAAAACCCTGCAATAGAGGAAGATTTTATAGCTTTAAAAAGCCAAGAATTTAAACTTGCAGAGGTAGACAAAGAAAAGCGTATTTTAATGGGTGCTTTATTGATACCTAACAAGCCCATATACAGACGTAATGGCGAAGATGAGTATTATATATATTTTTCAAAAGATACGGTCTTAAAAGCGTCACAAATGTACCTTATGCAAGGTAAACAAAACAACTCAACCTTAGAACACCAATACGAAATAAACGGACTATCATTAGTAGAGAGTTGGATAGTAGAGGACAAGGTACACGACAAAAGCGTAAAATACGGAATGGATTTACCTTTAGGAACGTGGGTTGGAAGTGTTAAGGTTAATAACGAACAAATTTGGAATGAGTTTGTTAAGACAGGCAAAGTAAAAGGTTTTAGTATAGAGGGGTATTTTGCTGATAAGATGGAACGCCCACAGGAAAAAATAAACGACTTTAGTAGTGATGAACTATTAAAAGAAATAGACCAAGACGAAGCGGAGTATTTACTTAGCGAGATACGAGCCATCATAAAAAACGATAAGCGAGTAAAGGGTGGTAAGAAGATGATACTTGAAAGCTACACCGATTATCCAAGTGGCGTAAAGAACAACGCAAAGCGAGGTTTAGAACTTAACGAAAAGGTAAACAACAAATGTGCAACCCAAGTAGGAAAAGTTAGGGCGCAACAATTAGCACAGGGCAAACCTATTAGCGTAGAAACTATTAAGCGTATGTATTCTTATTTGTCAAGAGCAGAGGAATATTACGATGAAAGCGACACGACTGCTTGTGGTACTATCTCTTATTTATTATGGGGTGGTAAGGCAGGTAAACGTTGGGCATTAAGCAAACTAAAAGAGTTAGACCTTATAGACCTTAAAGCACCTTGTCAAGCAGGATATGAGCAGTACGGAATGAAAATGAAAAACGGTAGATTAGTACCTAATTGTATTCCTATTAAATGAGAAAAGTAGCGGTTAAAATAGAACGCAAAAGAGTAAGACGTAAAGGCATACACGCTAAAAGCAAAACAAGTCAATTAAAGTCAAGTAAGAACTATAAGAAACTAAATAGGGGACAGGGCAAATGAGATTTAAAAAATTCTTTACACCAAGTAGAACAAGTCCAAAAGGTGGACGTAGGGCTTGTCTATGCGAGGATAACACCTACTCTATTAAATGTTGTGATGGTAGTTTAAGGGCGCAAGGCATAGGTACGACAACAAAACAATTTAATTACTTGTTACAAGAAAACACAAGTTTTATATTACAAGAAAATAACAGTAAAATTATTTTATAATGTCAGATAAAAAAATTACACAATTAGACAATACAGCCGCTTTAGATGGTACAGAAAATTTAGTATTTGTACAAAGTGATATTACTAAAAAAGGTACAGTAAACGATATTATAAATTATTTAGTACCTACACACATAACTGTATCAAGTGGACAAACTGTAAACCTTTCGGATAGTCAATACGCTAACATTAAACTTGTAAGACTAACGTGGAGTGGTGGCGCAGGAAATATGACACTTAATTTACCAAGCGCATCGGACAACACAAATAGAGCAATAAGATTTATTTCAAACGGTGGTTTTAACACAAACACAAGGGTTTATTTAACACCAAGCGGTGGCGATACATTAGATGGCTCAACTAATTACTATGAAATAAACAAAGAATACGAGGGAATATATGTTTGGAGTGATGGTACGGAGTGGTTTATAATTCAGAAAAAAGCATAACAAAATACAAAATTAATTTTTAACCATTATATATTAATATGAACACGAACGATATGATTAGTAAAATCAAAGAAGTTCTAAACCTTAGCGAAGAAGTTAAGTTAGAACAACAAGCGTTAGAAAACGGTACTGTATTAGAAGCAGAAGCGTTTGAGAGTGGCAATGAAGTATTTATTGTTACCGAAGATGAAAAAGTAGCTGTTCCTGTTGGCGAATACCAATTAGAGGACGGACGTATTTTAGTAGTAGCCGAAGAGGGATTGATTGCAGAAATTAAAACCGAAGAAGCGGAAGAAGAAACCGAAGAAGTAGAAGCAACGGAAGATGTGGAACTTGAAGAGAAAGAAGAAGAAAAAGAGGTTTATGCTACTAAAGAGGAATTAGCTGAGGTTAAGTCAATGCTTGAAGAAATTAAGTCAATGTTAGAGCCAAAAGAGGATTTAAGCGCAGACGAATTAGGAAACCTTATGACCGAGGAACTTTGCAAACACGACAAAGTGGAACTAAGCGAAGTGCCAGAAGAAGTACAGGAAGAACTAAACCAACCTGCTGCTGAGCCAATTCAAGCTAACCCAGAAACAAAACAAAACCTATCTAAATTCAATATCTCACAAAACAGAAGAATGAGTACATTGGATAGAGTAATGGCAAAATTTAATAATTAATAAACAACTAAAAACTAAATAAAATGAGTGTAAACATTGTATCATCAAGTTATAGCGGGGAATTCAGCGGCAAATATATAGCCGCAGCGCTTCTCTCGGCTGACACATTAGACAAAGGGCTAATTACAATTATGCCTAACGTTAAGTTTAAGTCTGTAATCAAAAAGGCTTCAACTGACGACATCGTAAAAGACGCTACTTGCGACTTTCAAACTGGACAAGGGACTTTAACTCTTGAAGAAAAAATCCTTCAACCAGAGGAATTTCAAGTAAACCTCGACATTTGTAAGAAAGATTTGCATAGCGATTGGGAAGCTGCTCAAATGGGATATTCTGCATTTGACAACCTACCTGCAAACTTTTCTGATTTTGTATTGGCTCACGTTGCTGCAAAAGTAGCTGACCGTACAGAAAGAAACATTTGGTCTGGAGATACTGGAACTTCTGGACAATTCGACGGATTTGCTACATTGTTAGCTGCCGATGGCGATTTACCTGCAGGACAAGACATTGTTGGTACTGCTGTAACGGCTGCAAACGTTGTTGATGAATTAGGCGATGTTGTAGATGCTATTCCTACTGCTGTTTACGGAAGTGATGACTTAGTAATTTACGCTGCTTCTAATGTTATTCGTGCATATACTCGTGCATTAGGTGGTTTTCAATCTGGTGGACAAGGTGCTGCAGGTTATGAAAACAAAGGAAACAACCAATCTTTAGGGTCTTTATTCTTTGATGGTATTCCTGTTGTTCCTGCTCGTGGTGCTGCTGACGATATGATTATCGCTGCTGAAAAATCTAACTTATTCTTTGGTACAGGTATCTTAAATGACCTTAACGAAGTAAGAGTTATTGATATGGCTGAAACTGATGGAAGCCAAAACGTTCGTGTAGTGATGAGATTTACAGCAGGTGTACAATACGCCCAAGTATCTGACATTGTTTACAGAACTGTATAATAATTAATTAATCAACGTAGAAAGGGGTGGGGGATTGCCCTACCCTTTTTTATTTAAAAACATTTTAAAAATATGGCTTGTTCATTAACTACAGGAAGAAAAGTACCTTGCAAAAGCGCAGTAGGTGGTATTAAAACTATTTACTTTGCTGATTTTGGTACTCTTGGCGATGCAACCATCGCTGCAGGGGAAATTACTGCATTAGCAGGGTCGCCTACTTGGTTTCAATTTGATGTTAAGGGTAATTCTTCTTTAGAAACTGCTATCAATTCTTCAAGAGAGAATGGTACTACTTTCTATGAGAGTACACTTAACCTAACTTTGACCTTCCAAGACAAAGCGACACAAGAGGAACTTAAACTAATTGCACACGCAAGACCGCACATTGCTATTGAGGACTATAACGGAAACTATTTCCTTATGGGCTTAGAACACGGTGCTGATGTAAACGGTGGAACTATCGTTACAGGTGCATCAATGGGGGATTTAACAGGATATACAATTACAGCGGTTGCACAGGAAACTGCGCCACCTTATTTTGTAACAGCTTCTGTTATCACCGATGATGCTTCTGCAACACAGATTGACCCAACTGCATAACAATTTAGGGTTTTAAATTAAAGGGTTATCTTTTTAGGTAGCCCTTTTTTTATACCCATACAATACAAAATAAATTAGTTTTGTTTATATATTAATATGAAGCTAATAACTACAAGCGGTAATAAGACCTTTAAGATAATACCAAGACAATATATTGAGGGTGCAATTACTGTAAATTTAACAAGTGAAAGCACAGGGTCTAACGTAAGTGTAACACCAACTGCAACTACTGATAAAAACTATATGAGTTTTGATGCGGTTTTTGGTACATTAACAGAGGGCGATTTTTACATATTAGAAGTTAAGAACGGAAGTGCAGTAATATACAAGGATAAGGTATTTTGCACAGACCAAACAATAAACCAAACTAACAACGATTACTACTCTATCAATAATGGCGAGTATGTACAAGAAGATAGTTTTGATAACGATTACATTATATTATGAATGATTTAAGAGTAGTTAATTTAAGCACTTATACAAGCCCAGAGATTGTAGAAAAATCAAATAAAGAGTGGGTTGCGTATGGTACTGATAACAATTATTTTAGTTATCTAATAGACCGTTACAATGGTAGCCCAACAAACAACGCTATTATTAACGGAATTAGTGAAATGATATATGGCAAAGGTTTAGATGCTTTAGACAGCAACAAAAAGCCAGAGGCGTATGCTAAAATGATGACTTTATTTCACAAGGATTGTGTTCGCAAATTGTGTTACGACCTTAAACTTATGGGTCAATGCTCTATGCAAGTTATATACTCAAAAGACCGCAAGACTGTGGCAAGGGTTGAACACATACCTGTAGAGAATTTAAGAGCAGAGAAATGCAACGAAAAAGGAGAAATAGAGGCGTATTACTACTCTGATGATTGGACTAAAGTAAAGAACGTAAAAGACTGCACAAGAATACCTGCTTTTGGTTATTCAACAGAAGCTATTGAGATAGTGTATGTAAAGCCATACAGAGCAGGATATAAATACTATTCAAGCCCAGATTATCAAGGTGGGTTGCAATATGCGGAGTTAGAAGAGGAAATATCTAACTACCACTTAAACAACATACTTAATGGACTTGCACCGAGTATGCTCATCAACTTCAACAATGGCACACCGAACGCAGAGGAACGCCAAATGTTAGAAAATAGAATATACCAAAAGTTTAGTGGAAGTAGTAACGCAGGGAAATTTATTTTAGCGTTTAACGATAACCCAGAGAGTGCTGCAACAATAGAGCCAATACAACTAAGTGAAGCGCATAACCAATACCAATTTCTATCAGACGAAAGTGGTAAAAAGATTATGGTAGCGCACAGGGTTGTATCGCCTATGCTTTTGGGTATTAAGGATAGTAGCGGACTTGGTAATAATGCGGACGAATTAAAGACCGCAAGTATACTAATGGATAACACCGTTATTAGACCATTTCAGACACTTTTAATTGATGCCTTTGATAGTATATTAGCTTATAATAATATTAGCTTAAAACTATACTTTAAGACGTTACAACCATTAGAGTTTACGGATTTAGAAAACGTAGTAGACGAAGAAACACGAGAGGAAGAAACAGGTGTAAAATTATCTAAGGAGTGTTGTTTGAGTGAGGAATTACCAGACGAATTAGGTAGCGATATTGCAGATGCGTTAATAGATTTAGGGCAAGACGAAGAAGAACTACTAAAAGAGTTTGAGGTAATAGACGAAAGAGAGGTAAACTATGACGAAGAAGATGGTTTAGATGAGGTAATAACAGACCTTAACCAACCTAAAGACAAAAGTTTACTATCTAAAATATGGGAGTTTGTAAGTACAGGAAGCGCAAAACCTTATAGAGAGAGTGAGCAAGATGGTACAAGTAAACAAACAAAAGAAGAGGGAAACGAGTTTTTAGTACGCTATATGTATAGCCCTGCACGAACTAAAGCAACTTCAAGACAATTCTGCTCTAAAATGGTAAGTGCCAAAAAGGTGTATCGTAAAGAGGACATTGTAGCTATGGAAAACAAAGCTGTAAATGCAGGATTTGGTAAGGGCGGTAGTGATACATACTCTATATGGCTTTATAAAGGTGGTGCAAGATGCAACCATAAATGGCTTAGAAAGACGTATGTGCGCAAAGAGGGTGGAAAAGGTTTAGGCGATGCAATAAGCACAACAGAGGCAAGAAAACGAGGGTTTAAGCCAGAGGCGAATGCACAGAAAGTGCCTGTTGCACCAAAGGATATGAAGTATAAGGGCTATACAGCAGAGTATTGGAACAAAATGAAATTTAGAAACTAAATGGCAACAGCATTATTTATAAGCACAACAGACCTTAAAAAAAATTCTATTATTGATGGCAACGTTGATATAGATAAAATGATACAGTTTGTTAAGGTAGCCCAACAAATAGACATACAGAATTTGTTAGGTACGGATTTATACAACAAGATTAGCGCAGATATAATTGCGGATAGTTTAACAGGCGATTATTTAACGTTGGTTAATACTTATGTACAACCTGCACTTATTTGGTTTGCTCAAATGAATTATATACCATTTGCAGCGTATACGATTACAAACAAATCTGTACTTAAACACAGTTCAGAAACAGCACAAAACGTAGACAAAAACGAGGTAGATTATTTAGTAGCAAAGGCAAGGGAATACGCTAACTATTACTCAACACGCTTAGTAGATTATTTGTGTTTTAACAATAACTTATTCCCAGAGTATACAAGCAACACTAACGAGGATATAAGCCCAGACACAGACACAACGTTTAATGGGTGGGTACTATGAGATATAAAGTAAAACAAACAAACTTAAACAAACTAAAAAACTATATTGATGCCGATACCAAAACCAAAAGCGAACGAGAAGCAAAGCGATTTTATGACGAGGTGTGTAGCAGAAATAAGCAACGAATATAAACAAGACCAAGCAATAGCTATTTGTTATAATAAATGGAAAGAAAATGACAAATCCTAAATTAGCATTAATACCAAGCGGATATAAAACTGCTACTGTATATTCTATTTTGCCGAATAATGCAGATGGCGATTTTACTTATGAACGTAATGGTAGCGCAACAAGAGTGCGTAAAGATGGTCTTATTGAAGAATTAACTGTTGATGACACACCAAGATTAGATTGGTTAAATAGCAACTGTCCTTCGCTTTTACTTGAACCACAACGCACAAACTTACAAGCGTATAGTGAAGACTTTGGCGGTGCAGCTTGGACACCATCTTTTGTTACTATAACCGCAAACAGTAGTATATCTCCAAACGGAGAACTGACTGCATACAAATTAGAAACTGATGAAACTAATTTTACTGCTGAATTAAAGGGGTTTTTGTCAATTACTTCAAACACAGAGTACACTTATTCTATTTATGTAAAAGCAGACACAACAAGTATTTGTAGAATTGAATTGACTGACAGAATTAATAGTTCAGATTATTATTATGGGTTGGTTACGTTTGATATGTCTACAGAAACACTTTCCGCCAACCTTGCTACTGCAAGTTTTGATAAATTAGATGGTGGTTGGTATAGGTTAAAAATGACTGCCACTTCTCCAAATCCGATATTAGGGTCTACTAATGCAAAAATAATTTTACCAGAAGTTGGTAGTATATTTATATGGGGTGCACAGATGGAAGCTGGTGGGTATGCTAC